TAGCGGTAGTTTGAATAGTTCCATCACCAAACTTAATTCCGCTTGCGTCTACGGACAAGGAAACTGTTGCGTCAGGCGTTACGCCAATACCTACCCGACCAGTATTAGAAACCACAAATGCCGTGGCATCAGGAGTTGTGTCATCCTCAACTCGCAATGCTTCCCCTGTTCCTCTTTGCGTAACTCGTAAAGCAGGGAATGAATTGAAAGTGTCAACTGTTTGAATTGAATTGAATGTATTTGGAAGATTTGTAGCTGCTGAATTATATGAAGTCCCTCCTGATCGCCAAGCGAACCTGTTACCGCCTGTAATCCATAAATCTCCATTTGCTGTAGTTGTTGGACTCGTTCCTACAATAAATCCAATATTAAGTTTAGAAGCAGTATCGTTAGCGGCAGCAATTAACTTTCCAGTCATTGTGTCGCCAGACTTTAAGACATAGCCAGATAAATCAGCGGTTGGGCCAGTAGCTCCTGTGGCTCCTGCTCCAGTAGCTCCAACTGGGCCTGTAGAACCAGTCGCACCAATTACACCCGTGCTTCCAGTTGCTCCAATTCCACCATCTCCAGACAACGCAATTTGCCAATCTGAAAATGTTCCAGAACCCTGCACTTTATCTACATAAACCTTTACAAAATCATCAGAAACTTCAATTACATTTCCTTCAACCCAGTCAAAAGGATATGCAGAATCAGCAACCGCACGAATTCGTGACCCGTATGTCCATCCAACATCTGCTGAATCAAAATAAAATGTCCTCAATCCAACTTGAATCGGATGCGATGTAAAACTTTGACGAGTAATTACTGGAGATATACCGCTTGCTCCAGTTGCCCCTAATCCAGTTGCCCCTGTTGAACCAATAACACCAGTTGCGCCTTGAATTCCGCTTGCTCCGGTAGCTCCAGAACCCGTTGCGCCTGTTGCGCCATTATTGCCTTGAACTCCAATTCCAGTAGCCCCCATTTGCCCTGTAGCACCAGTAGAACCTTGCAATCCCACCCCTGTTGCTCCTTGTGGGCCTGTAGCACCGCTGGCTCCAATACCTGTAGCTCCAGTTGCGCCTGTTGCGCCAACATAAGGCCAGTTGCAATCCATTGAATTCAATGGAGCGCATCCGCAATTTGAAGAACCTTGTGGGCTTGGAACCCAGTTGTATTTTGCCATAAAAAAACTAAATTTATTTACTTTGCTACTTTTCTTTTGTCAAAAGAAAGTTTTAGAACTTGCAAATAAACTTCGTCAATCAAAGTTCCGAGTTCTTCTACAGCTTCTTCTTGTAAATCTGATAGCCTTGCGTGAATCAATTCGTGCGATAAAACATTTAGAAGATTGCTTTGCGAGTTAGGATTTATCGTAATGAGGCGTTTTTCGTAATCGCAACAACCATCATCTGTAACCCCATCAGTTTTTCCGGGGTTTCCAAATTTGATCGTCCACAAGTGTCCGTTAATTCTTGCCTTTACGCTTTTTTTCGTCATGGAAAAAATAATGTGGAGTCTTGTGCATTGCTTTGTTTTTTCGAGGCAAGAAATAATCTTTTACATCAATAAGTCCAAATTTAATTCCTTCCCTTATGCGCCTTCTCGTAGCGGTTAGATTTAGATTCCATAATTTGCACAAATCGTTGCTTGAATACCAACCTTTAGGAACAGGTTCGTATTGTTTATGAATACTATCCTGTATAATTTTTAGAAAATCGTTTGGTGTCATGGAAGTCTCCATTGCTGCCCTTGTTCACGACTTGTAATGTGAATGCTTGATTGTTTTAGCTCCTCGCAATACTCACCCCAAAGAAACCCTTGCTGCCAAGCAAGCGTAGCCCTTCTTCCCTTGGCATAGTCCATAGAAGCTCGTTTTGTGAGTGAACCAATGTTGTATCCAGTTCCTCCAATAAGATTGCGTCCAGATTGCATTGAGATTTTATGCGTGTGGCCGAAAACAGTCTTCCTCCTTGTGCTATTGCAGAACGCTTCAGCGGTATCTCTTGCTGCCATTTCGTTGAAAAGAACTCCATGCTGGAATCCTATGTCAGCGAGATCAAACATCTGGAATACCCCATCCCACGGAATCAATGGTGCGCGGAGCTTCTTACAACAATCTTCAATAGCCTCAACAATCTTGTGAGCGGCATGAGCTACAACCGCATTATTGCTGTGTCTCAATCGCCATGCTCGATCTTCGTGATTTCCACAAAGGACAACATTTGCTCCAAGCATTTTGAGATGCATAAGACCAGTATCAATGTCTGGAATCAATGGTTCTGCTTCACTTGCCCCTTTTGCGCCAGACATCAGCGCAGTTAAATCAACAAAGTCTCCGAGGTGAATTGTAGTATGTGGTTTAAAGTCTTTTTTGAACTTTAACACAGCATCCAACGCTTCCTTGTCGCAGTATTTTGCATGAGTGCAAGAAACTGCTAACACTTTTTTCCATCTGTGTGCAATATTAGCCATATTTATTTATATCGATGCGATACTTGGATGAATGCGAATCAAATCTTTTACAAGTGTTTTTTTTCTAACCTTTCTCCAAACTCCATCTCCAGTTTCGGAATCACGCAAGCCTTTTTGCCCAGTGTTTCCTTCCAAAGTCACAATTTCCTTGCCTGTGTCTTCAACAACAAATCCAACATGAGAGAAGTCAAATGTTACGATGTCACCAAGTTGAGCTTTATGGGTATCATTATATACTTTAGTGGTGCTTGGACGCTGTAATGCCCAAGATTTTAGTCCATACGCAAGTGCCGTCTTGGGTCGCCATTCTTGTGGAGTCCTGCGTTGAAGATTAAGCCACCTGACTACTTCAGAGTCTTTGAGCCATTCACGAATACACCATCCAGTGAAGGCCGCGCACCACGGCCAAGCACCGGGAGCTAGATTTGTTGAGGACTGATATTCCCTAATCCGATTCCCGCGATTATTACCTCCATGCTCACGAACCCCAACTTCATTTTGTGCGATCTGAATCAATTTATCAATCATGGTTAAAAATCAGTTCCTCCTTTAATTTGAATTTTTGGCGGGATTACAGACAATCCATTTACCTGAATGCTTGATAAAAGTCTTATGACAAATGGACGGGTATCAACAATTGTCTCATATTTTATCAACTCATCTGGAATTTTAATTTCCTCGCAAGGATCAATTGATACCAGAAATGCCGCAAAAAGCGACATCATGGTTTCTTTGCTTTGCGAACTTCAGCTTTTGGATTAAATGAGCCTCCCGGCTTTGTCATTTTCAATTTCTTCCTAGCACCAATTCTTCCATAGACGGCTAGCAATGCACCAATGGCATCCATGGAAATAGTGATAATATCGGTAAGCTCGTGGCTAATAATGTCAACCTTGAAGTATCGGAGAACCTGTGATAAAAGCATCACAGCAACACCGATAATAGTCCTAGATTGGAACCAATATTTTTCTTCCATTTTGTTAAGCCTTCAGCTTTGAAAGAGCAAGCTCAATAGCAAGATTGACAGTGCGATTGGAGGCATTGATTCCTTCACGAAGCGCGGTAGCCTTAATCTTCTCAATCGCAATTTCACGCTTCTCACTTCCGCTTTTATTAGAGGTAAGAAGGGAAGACACGACTTCAAGCGCGATAGGAAGAAGTTCTTTTAGAAGAGAACTAGCAGAATCACGGAGGATTGGAATAATGAACTCAATTACGGATTTAGATGCTCCAGTAATAGTGGAAATTGCTTTGATGAGTAATGCTTTCATTTATCTTTTTTGTCGTTATTGCGTTTTTCAATCATTAACCATATAGAAACAATAGCAGCAAGTGTGCCGAATGCAAGTGAAGTTATACGCAGCCATTGCTCTACATGAGGGAGAACGGAAATAATAACTGCAAGAAGGCTTGTCATGGAACCCATAATTCCTGTGTAATGCGGATAAACTTGTTGGTCAATATTCATAAATTTTATTTCAAATTAAAAATATTATTCTATTGGAACGCTGAAACAAACATCCATCGGTCGGATTGATTTGCTGCAAACGATATGGTTTCAATATATTCTGACATAATTAAATATTTTATTGTGTTCAATCCAAAATTTCTATGGAAACCTAACGCTTACTGTCCATCCAAGTCCGCCCAGACTGTTCGGGAGAGCCAGTTGTTGGTATCTGAATAGCACGCTATCGTTAGTTATTGATTTTCTTATTCTTCCATTTGTGCTATTTGAGCTGTTTAGCGTCGAAGAAGATGATGTAGGAGCGGTAAAGGTAAATTGATTAGGACTAATTACCGACGCTACTCTTGTCGTGTAGCTAAAGTTAGTGACTCCATTGATTGTTATTACATCACCTTGCGACAGGTTATGGTCTGCGATATTAGCTGTTACGATAAACGAGTTCGCTGGGCGGCTGAACGTGCCAGCGGGGAATCCTGTTACTCCACTACTTGCCCTAGAAATCGTAACCACATTTGTCGCAAAATCCGGAGTCGAATTTGTTGCCCCGCTTAGATTTAAGGATCTTGTGCCGCTGTCTCTCCCCGCTAATGCAAAAGCAGTAATAAGATTATTTACAGCAGATTGCGACAGCATATTATTCTGCAAATTAATGGTTCCGAGCGTTATTGGAACACTTCCGCCATCAAACCCAGAAAGTTGATTATTTTCGCATCTAAAATCTCGCAACGCCACCAAACCAGCTAAACTCGGAATGCTTCCAGAAAATTGGTTTGATCCCCCGCGAAAGGTTTCCAAGCTGATCAATCCGCTTAGGCTTGGGATCACGCCATTCAGCAAATTCGCATCACATCTAAAATCTCGCAACGCCACCAAACCAGCTAAACTCGGAATGCTTCCAGAGAGTTGATTGGAAGAACAACGAAAAACATCTATTTTTATTAACCCATCTAAACTTGGAATGTTTCCAGAAAGTTGATTGGTAGAACAGTTAAAGTGAAATAAATTTGTTAATCCACTCAAGCTAGGAATAGCCCCACTTATTTGATTTGTATGACAATGAAATTCAGCAAGGGCGGATAACCCATTAAGGCTGGGTATTGAGCCTGTAATTTGATTTTCGCTACATCTAAAATTTTGCAATTTAACTAACCCGCCCAAACTTGGAATCTGACCAGTCAATTTTGTAGCTCCGTTTTGAGTCTCACATTGAAAAACTTCCAAATTAACCAACCCGCTTAAACTCGGAATAGAACCAGAAAGACTATTAGAAAAACAAACAAACCCCTTTAAGTCTGGTAAATTGCCTAGATTTGGTATATTCCCGATTAAATTATTTAGTTCACAATTAAAATCTTGCAATTTTGTGTTGTTATCTAAATTCGGGATTTGATCACCCAATAAATTATTTGCGACATTAAATGTGCTTAATAATGTCAGGTTATTTATGTTTGGAAAATTAACCAGCTTATTATTAGCTAGATTGATATAACCTAATTTGTCCCCAAAACTACTAACGCCAGATACGTCATTGTTAATACATCTAAAAAAAGTTAAATTTTGAAATTGGCTAACATCAACTGTGCCTCCGAGCCTTGGAGTTGATACGCCTAAATCTATGCTTGTTATTGCGGCTTGCCCATTGGATGATTTGATCGAAATACTCATTTTAGAGTGTTATATTTATAGGTTCATTGTTTTGAAGGGCTTGGTCTCCAGCCCCCCAATTTCCCGATACGCTGCCAGATTCAAACCCTACTGCAAAGCCCGCGATACTCGTCGATTGCGAAGGTGCTTGGAAATCCCATACATCGAAATTCGTGATTTCTGGAATTAACGGTACATCTCCGATGTATGCCGCCACTATCTCTTGCACCCCGATGTATGCTTTTACAAAAGTCATTATTTAATGAAATAAATGGTATTTGGGTCTTTTGGACTGATTGCATCGTATTCGGTTTGCGTAATAGCGCGAATAGTATTGACGGGAGTAATGTCTGTTGGCTCATTTGCGATAGGCCCAGTTGCCCCCGTAGCCCCAGTAGGCCCGACCTGTGTGTTCATTACTTGAACAGCAGTTAAAATAACAGATGGAACTGCGGGAGACACAGGAGAAGTTCCTGCTGGCAATGCTTCAACAGTTAATTCGGTGCTGCTTCCCGACCAGTAAAGTTGAACTTGCTGCCCTGCTGTTGCTGTTGCAACATAGTTTACAGTCAGAACTTGACGATTAGGATTGCCTGCTGCTTTGCGAGGTTGTAAATCAATTTCTGTCGCAGAGTCAGGATAATCAACATTATTAGTCTTCAGCCAGAATGTTGCCTTTTCAACTGAATTTGCAAGATTTGTAATCTGAACAGAAAAAGTTAGGCTATATGTTCCAGCATTTGCAAAAGTAATTTCATCGCCATTTACAATAGTTACGCCATTTTGTTCTGATGTAGAACCAATTGCAATAACCTGTTCAGTCGTTGTGCTAACAAGAGGTTGATCGGTTAAATCGTAAAATGATCCGTAATAGCCCAACGCTCCACCAGTACCAGCAGGCCCTGTAGCTCCCGTTGCGCCTAGCCCTGTAGCTCCCGTGGCTCCATTTAATCCAGCTACACCTGTAGCACCCGTGCTACCTTGAATTCCCGCTCCCGTTGCTCCAGTCGCACCAGCGATAGTAGCAGTTGTTTGAATCGTGCCATCACCGAATTTAATTCCAGTTGTATCTACGGAAAGAGCAACTGTAGAATCTGGAGTTACACCAACACCAACCCGACCCGAATTACTAACAACGAATGCAGTAGCATCTGGGTTAGGTGAGTCTTCTACACGCAATGCCTCACCAGTTCCCTCTTGTGTAATCCTTAATGCTGGCAGAGTAGTAAATGAGTCAGCGGATATTGTTTGCCTTTGGCTAAAAGTATTTGGTCTATTTGTATCGGCAACGAACCTTGTAGTTCCTGTTTGGTCACGGTAACGGAGTGTTCCATTAAGCCAAATATCGCCATTTGTTGGAGATGTCGGGTCAACACCATGCGGAACATTGAGAGGCGCAGATGTTGTCGTTGATGCTGGCAAAATCAATTTACCCGTCATCGTATCACCAGACTTCTGAACAAATGCTGAAGTATCTACTGCTGGCCCAGTTGCGCCTGTTGCGCCAACAGAACCAACTCCGGTAGCACCTGTAGCACCAGTTCCTGTCGCCCCTGTTGCGCCTACTGGCCCTCCGCTCGGCCCAGTTGCGCCTGTCGCGCCAATAGCTGCGGATGCCTGACTTCCGGTGAAATCAAGTTTGCCAGTAAATGGATTAAATGTAAGTGCCATATTAAGAAATTGTTACTTTAACCAAATTAGCATCATTTACAGTCGGAGGCTGAACGGCATACGTTAGTGTAAGCGTAGCAACAACAGCAGATGATTTTTTGTATACGACAGTCGCAATATTATTTGTTGATCCGTAATATGTCAAAGCAAGTTCATCATATTCTGGAATCTGAAAACCTTGAAGACTTGCAATTGATGTTTCAATTGAGTTGACTCCATCTAAAACAAGATGGCGATATTTTGCTGTGTCGAGAATCGAAGGTATATCCATAATAATTTTAAGCTGATGAGGTGGCGCGGTCAACTTAATAACCACGCCACCGATACCAACCTATTTGATTAAGGAATTACGCAAGGCGTAGGATTGCCATCAAATGGGCAACGACGATAAACAATAGCGCACACGTTCTGTGGGCGAAGTGGTTGAATAGCACGTTGGATTTGATAGATATGCTGACCATAGTCACCATACAGGTTACAATCGTTGTCGCGGAAATAAGTCCACTCAAGCTCACCCATGGCGAGTTGCGGAGCGAACTTAAATGTGCCTTCGCCAACATAGTTCTCAGGAACGAGACGCTTGAAGGCTTCTCCAGCGATGACAAACATGACTTCGTAAGGCGCGGAAACCCAAGCTGGATTGCGGCGTTGAGCGAAGCCATTGGTGACGGCAGTGCTGACGATAGGATTGACCAGAGTCAGGACACCAGCAACGTTTGCGGTAGCGCGGAGAGGCTGTTGGTCAATACCAAAAGCAAAACCACGATAGCCCATGAACTGATAACCACTGATGGACTCTTCACCGAGCTTGAAGCTACCAGCGGAGAGATACAGAAGGTCTTCCTTGACATCAGCGTCATTGCGGAAGTTTTCGATCTGATCAGCAGAAGCAAGAACTTGGAAGAACTCGCCATCTTTCGTTGCGAAAGGTTCGGCAAGCATCTCTTCGCGGAGGAAAGTTCCAATGCGATAGAGGGTCTTGAAGTTCATTGGCGCGTCAGGCACTTTGTTAGCAAACAAGGTGTTGATCTGCTGCATATCGCCAGTAAGGTTGCTGGTGAAAGCTGCGGTGGAATCAACAACATACTTGATGCCAGACTGGATCAGGTACTGATAGCGAATATCGGCGTTGATGATCTGAAGGATCGTTTTCTCAAGCGAAACTTGAGCTTGGAGGTAAGAACCCTTGAAGGCAGTGCGAGCTTGCTTGACGCAAACACGCGGGCCTGCACCACGAAGGGTCTGAAGCTGGAACTGATATTCAGTCGAGCCGACCTGATCGGGAGTAGCACCAACGCCGCAAAGCGAAAGGTCATTCACGAAGGTAGGAGCGGCAAGCGAAGCGGCAGGAACTGCCATTTCCTCAACCACGCTACGAACAACATCCGAGACAGAAGGCAGAGTGCCACCATCAATGGAGTTAATGTAAGGGGATTTACGAGCAAGCACACGGGCAATCTGGCCGATGATGCGGTTTACGTCTTTGGAGGCGAAGTTTTGAACTGTCGCCAATGGAATACAATCGTTAGGCATAATATTTGTTTTCTAATTTAGTTTTGTTTGTGTTTTGGGTTTTTGTTCTGCTTGAACCGACCCGTTGTTTAGAAAACTTCGGGAACGACATTCAAGTTGCTGAAATACCATTTTCCTGATGTCAGGAAATTGGTCGTTCTGCTTTGTTTCTTGTTTGTTCGCCCCGGCACGCTGGGCTTGTTGTGCGGCCTGTAGTGTGGATTCTTTGACTTCCACGGAGTCACAGACATACGGAGTCTGCTCGCCGAGATATTTAGCGACTGCAATATTTTTCAAAATTTGTCAAACATATTTTCAAAAAATATTTTTAAAAAATATTTGACACGGGTTCATTAGTTTCGTAGCTTGCTTTCATCTTACTTGAGTTGTCACAAGACTCAGGCGAATAAAATTTCCTTCTGGTAAAATAACCCGTCTTGATATTGTGACTATCAAGGCGGGTTTTTACTTGGCATGAAGCTCACGCAGTTCCCCAAAGTAGCTCGCAAGGGTGCTATATCTGTGAGCGAAATATGACAGAGACAATGGTGACGATCCCTTGGGTTTACTTGCCAAGTTTACGCACATGACTGGAATGATGAAGCCATGCCAATCAGTCACAATTATCATATCGTTGGTTTCAACATATGATCTTTGAATACACGCCACAGCGATGTGGGCGAAGGTGCTATTGAGGGTGAATGTTGAGTGTTGGTGCGGCCCGATAAAGACAATAGCATTTATGTCGAAATGCCATACTGCCGATTCCTATACGGAATGAGTATAGTTAGAGACACTTCTTCAACGCAATGGGCGAAGTGTCTCTTGCCGCCAACCTCAAGCCTTCCAGAATGAGTATGGCTACATGAGTGATGCCATCACTTCAGACTTTGGCTTATCGCTCTTTTCAATGTGTCGAACTTGATTTAGCATATCCGACAATTTGCTTTTGACTCCGAGGATTTCGGATTCAAAACGGAGCTTGTTGTCAACAAAAAAATCCTCTTGAATAAATTTGTTGATGACGGCTGCGCAATGTTCCCGTGTTGCAAAAAACAAGTAACATGGTTTTCCAGAAACGATATTGAGAGTAGATTCAAATTTGACCGCATCGCGTGGAGTGAAGTCAATATTGAAAACATCGTAATCGCTCATCCACCCACCTCCTGCTGCGTGCAATGCAGACCACCGAGAATAACGAGCAACAATTTGTGGAAAAATGTGCTGATAGTCCATTGGCAAATCAAATGACATCTTCATCAGCTTCGCCATGAATTTTTGATTCATGTGACTTGCTTGCGCGTGTGAACGATTAAGCATCACGCATTCCCAACCATTTTTCTCCCACGATGTCTTCCACCAGTTGGCGCGAGCAAATTGTTCATCTTGTGGCAACGTCTGGATGCTTTCGTAATATGAGTAGATTTTAGGTTTCATTATACCCGAAATGGTAAATTTTGGTTTTATCAGTATGATTTATACCCGACTCGGAATACTGGAATTCCAAGGTCAATGTGCGGTTGATGACCTGCATCCTTTGCGCGTTTGCAGAACGAAATGTCATCTGGATAGAAAAATCCACCTTGACGCTCGCCAATGTCAGCAAATACGCGACGATGGATCAGCATACATCCAGAACCAACCCAATCTACAGGGACTATTTCATCTGGATATGACTTTGCCTTAGTCCCAAGGTTTTTGTCTGAACAAGCGATTGAAGACGCATCAGCATTTTCAAAATACGCGCCTCCAACAAGTGTTTTCCCGCTTCCAATCAAACGATGGATGACATGACGTTGCAGAGGCAGGTCTTGCAAGCCTCTTGCTGCCCCTACAGTAGCTTTTGCCCATGCTGGACGACCAACTGAAGGGATAATGTCATTTGCGAGCAACAAAAGCCATTTAGCGTCCGTCTCAAGGAACTTTTTAGCAAGCTCGTTGCGGGAATGGTAGAAATTTCCATCACTGATAGAAAAATCAAAGCGGATTTTGTCTCGACCAAAATCAAGTGCCATATTTACAAGCGAAAATGCCGAAATTGCATTCGTTGGTGATCCTGCGGAGAATCCAACAAAAATATCTCGACCAGAAAACTCTGTTCGGTAGCTTGGCAACCCTTCAGCGGTTCTGGACTCTACAATTGGTTGCTGTAGTGGCAAGGATTTGTGTAGTTCCTCCTCAATTTTAGGTTCTGGAACTGCATTTTCGATGGTTTCCAGAGGTTTTGTCTCGTTCTGTGTGCCAATATCAACATTACGATGCTCTTTTTCGGTAGTTACCTCTTCTTTTGGCTTGCGTCCGGGCTTTTTTGCAACCTTGGGTTGATTTAGAGGTTGCGTAGGAACGCCATTACGAGCAAATGGATCAAAATTGTCCAATGCGTTCATTGTAATGCGTTCATCTGGCGATACTTTTACTTCCATATTTTTAATTTATACTAAGTTTATCGAGTTATACACTAAACTTGCTATACATTGATATAAGTTGGTATATTTTTTACAATCCAGCCTCATCTAAACCGAGGTCAATTGCGTCTGCGGCATTCATTTTAATACGATCAGACAAATTGGATGGTTTATTGGATACTTGAGTTGTAACAGTTTGCTTTGGAAGTTTGGAACTTCCCTTGAGCTTGTTATTTTCTGTGGTTAGTTGCTTAATTTGATCCATGAGCGCATTCTTTTGCGCCTGCTCTGTGCGTAGTTGCTCTGTGAGAACATGACTAAACACGGCAGATGCAGCAACATTGGCGCGTTCCTGTGCCGTTGTAGGCCAAAGCGCAGAATTGAACTTTGTTGCCAAGTCTCCAACTCGTTTATTGTGATCTTCAACCTGCTTGATCTGTTCTGGAGTTGCATTTGGAAGAGGTTCAACAAACCTTGCCCACGGAAGGTCTTTAGTGATCTCCTCCATGTAATTGTCAATTTGCTCAACCTCCTTGCCATACCATTCTTTATTTTGAGTTTCGCGTTGAGTAAGAATTTCTTCGGCGTGTTCAGCGGCATGAGAAATTTCAGCATCTTGCTTTTCTTTAAGCTCAGAAACATCAACAAGACCACGTTTCAACCTTTCAGCATCAGTCAATGGCAGTTTTTGAAATGCAGCTTGTTTCCAGAATGAGTCGGCAACCTTATCTGGCCCTCCAGCCTCCTCAATAGAGTTGATTACCTCATCTCCTGCGCCATGCTTCCTTAGAATTCCATATATACTTTCCTTGGCACTTTGGATTGGTGCTTCGTATTTGCTTTTGAATTCTGGATCGTTTTTGATGTCGAAGATTGCGCGGAACTTTTTGAGTTCTTCGTAGTCTTGCGGGATTTCTTTTCTTTGCTCTGCTTCGGAGAGTCGTTGACGCAGAACTTCTGCTTCGGCGGCTTGTTGCTTGTATTGACTGGCAGTTTCTTGAAGTTTGCGCCAGTTGCTTTGGTTTTTTTCCGAGAGATTGCGAGGTTGCTCAATGGCTGCGATTTCTGGATCGATGTCGATTTTTGACTCGACTGGTTGTTGAGGTTCTGGTTGAACATTGCCCTGACTCTCGCCAGTTGTTTTTTCAGCCTGCGTTTCCGTAGGTGCAACTGAATCTTCAAGTGAATTGTCTGTATTTTCTCCAGTATCAGAAGTATTAGGTTGTTCATTGTTTTCTGTTGTTTCTCCAAGTGCTTCGTCAAGCAAGCTATCAATTGTTGCGCTTGTTGTGTCATCGATTGGGTCTGAGTCAAGACTTGGGTTGCCAAATCCTGTCACGTCTGGTTCTACTGTGTTTTCTGTGTCGTTTTCCATATATTTGTTTATTACTTCATTGATTTATCTTGCACGCATTTCCATTTGCGGCGGCTTAAATTATTTGGTGTATTGGGATCGTTTTGTTTTGATTTTGGCAATGCTTTTTTAATGCCTAAACTTCTGGCACAATAGCTGTCACCACGGGTTGTGCCGGGAGATATTTTTGCACCCTTCTGTCCGTAAGATACTTTTTTAGTCCTGCCAGTTGTTTTGTTCTTAACAATTTTGACTGACTTCTTTCCTTTTGCTGGTGCTGATTTCATTTCTTTTTTTCTGTTTTCGCTGATTGTTTAAGTGCCTTTGCAGTTGGTGCGCCTTTGCTTCCAACCTTTCTCATTTTCTCGCCACTACCAGCAGCAATGCGTTCACGTTTAGCGTGGATGTTAGCCCACAATCCTTGTTGTTTTTTTCTCATATGTTTACTGAAATTATGTATTTTTACATTGCGGTAAAATTACCCGCAGATGCATCTGAGTTATCTTCGTTCTGCGAAGAAAGGTCTTGTAGTTCACGAATAGCAAATTCAAATCCTTCTTTGAACTTTGCTTGCAGTGCAACTTCTTCAATTGATTTACCATCGCACAACGGAATGCGCGAGCGGTAATAATCTATCAATTTGTTGCCAGATTTATTTAAATATTCCCGTAAGGTAACGCTATCTGCGTTTGTCCACTTCATAATTTGTTATGTATTTGTTTATAATTGCAGGATAGCTTATCGCAACCCTGCGTCAATGGCATCATACGACGACATTGGTTTTTTAATCAAATTAACGTCTTCTTTTTTAATAACAGATGCTGGATCAACTTTCTTTGCATCGCGTCCAAATGCGTTTGGAGTAGACGCTTTGTTGTCAAATTTAGCGTATGCGTCTGCCGTTTCTTGTGACATACCTTCTCCACGATCAGGTTGTGCTTCCTGCATCGCGTATTTCTTGTAATTTTTAAGTGCTTGTGAGTTTGATCCGCCCATAATGTTATTTTGTTGTTTTGGTGATTCGTTTTCTTGTGCAAAAAAAGGTAACCCTTGCGATTCTCTTTCTTTTGCAAATCTAACTGCTTTTTGTTCAATTTTTTTACCTAACTCTGGATTACTTTCAAATATTTTATCTTCTGGAGTAGAAAGCAAGTAATTAATTTCATTACTATCAAGCGTTGGAACCATTGTTGGAATAAGTTTTTCACCACTACCCCAATCAACACCAATTGATATTTCACTTGATACACTACTTGGATCATCAAGTCTTTTCATGCCTCCCAAAAATCCACTTCCTTTCATCGTTCCGTCTGGACGAATGGAATTTGAATTAGGTTGCAATTGTTGTGTATTAGCTCCACCCATATTATCCTGCTGTAACTGGTTTAGGAGGATTAGCGATTTCGTTAATCGTTCCAAGTTGAGTTGGTGCTGCTTGCTCTGTCATTTCGCCAACAGCCTTTGCTTGTGCAACAACTGGCCTTCGTCCACCTCCACCTGATGGCAATCCTGCGCCTGCCGCTGGTTGCAACTCTGGAGGTGGTGGAGTTCCGTGACCCGCTGTGAGATGATCGAATGCTTGTTTTGCGGCTTGCTTGTATTGCGTCACTTGCTGCGAGTTTGCACCTTTTGCTTCCGCTTGTCCAATGTGCATCATGAAATGTTGCAACGCCTTCATGAATGGCGCAACCATTTCTGGAGGCAATGTGCCTGCTGGAGCTTGCTCAATAAGCGGCATGAGCTTTTGCGCCATCGTATCCAAGTGAACAATGTCATTGTCTCGCGGAGAAACTGGAACTTCTTGTCCCGCGATGATAGATTGCAACTCGATAATCTGCTGTCGCGTAGCTTCGATTGCCAACGCTTCAACTTGATCTTTCGGAAGGATAACTTGGTTGGCAATGCTTTCACCCATCTTGCGTGACCAATCAAGTTTCAGCAACTCGTCTTGGTTCACTTGCGGATTTCCCATGTAACGCTGGATCATCAAATCAAGCATCGCGTTGTCTTGCGCTTGCGTGTCAGGCAGCAATTCTTCCGCTGGACTATATGCCATGAGCAAAATGTCCGCTGGAGGAAGATTGCGTTCAAGCATATTCAAGCAGCAAGCAATAGCGTCTTCATCCAAGTGTTCTGGAACCTCGAAAGGAACAAGAAACGACGGCAAATCCATCACAGAACGATCAAAGGCATCAACCACTTCACGCCTTGCCCATGTTGCGGATGGAACCATTTGACGAGCGATGTCAAGACGAGTTTTTAGTTCAGCAGCAGCTTTAACGTGTTCTGGATGGCAGATGCCTCGTTGCATACGCTCAACTGCTTTGCTGTATTGCTTCGTCCAGCGCATCAGGATGCCTTCGCGGAGTTGGTTTTCAATAGCGGCAACGCGATTTACTTCAGATGCCGTGCGCTTCCCGCCCTGCGCTTCCATTGGCATCCCCGGCAGGAATGTTCCGACTTGGATTTCAGCAAGACCACTAATGAACTGATCCAAACGAAGGAAGTCATCAACGTCCGCTGGCAAGTTTTGCGGAATCACTTCATATCCTTCCGCGATATAGCAAACAGGATGATGAACAGTCAGTGGTGCTGCTCCTGCCTTCGCACTTGGCCCCTTCTTGAGCAACAGCATTCCTTTCAGATACACATTGTCCACAACAAGGTTTCGAGCTTTGTCAACTGCAATATGCGTGTTGTAAAGATCACGTCCTGCACCACGGGAACCCATCAGATTTCCATTTCCGATCTCGATAGCGAACAACGCAAGGCACTCGCTCATCTTGTTGTAACGATCAATCTGTGTGCAAATCTCGTCTCCGCTCTTATCGTCAAACAAGAATCGGCTAATCTTGCCGTGCGGTTCTTTCACCAGCAACTCGCCAAGCTCGACATACTTTGCATCGTTTTCGTAAGATGCGCCATACGATCCCTCACGAATCCAGTCCTCGTATCGGCGTGCGTCATCATCAGCATCAAGTGTCCTGCCAGCAGGGATAGCATTGTTAATTGCCTTGACAAGATTCTTGATATGCCATCCTGCCATCGCAGCAGTAACAGGGTCTTCAAGAACTGGCATCAACTCGGCAATCTGGTATCGGCGTTTCCTTGCCCAAATCGGTGTTGAATCCACTTCTTGCGGTGTTTCAATCGAAAAGAAAGTATAATCTTGGCGCAAGAATTCTGGTTTCCAATCGCGCAAATCGTCCCAGCATAGACCACAAAATCCAAATGTGGTATTTTCATGGACAACTTGTGCCACGATGTCATCGTGACCACTCCAACCACGGATGCACTTTGTTACCTCTTCACGGAAAACTTTTGTTTTGTTTTCGGCATCTACTCCTTCGACTGGATACTTTGAGAAGGTGAGAGTTGTAGCCTGCTCGATGACCTGCCTA